AGAATGTATGATAAAGAATGGGCTATTATACGTGACTTTGATATAATGATGATTGTAGATATGAATTATATTAAGGATGAAAAAGAATATAAAGAAACTAATAACTTAAATACTCCTAAATTTTTACATTAATGGCTATTCCAACTCCTCCAAAGAAAACTACTAGTATGGCTAGTAGAATGTCTAGTTCAAAAGAAGGTGAGTTTTGTTCTTACCTTATGTCTGCTGCTGTGCAGATTCATATTTATCATTTAAGAACTAAAGGTCCTGGTGCATTTGCTATGCATATGGCTTTAGGTGGATTATATGACGCATTACCTGATTTAGCAGATACTTTAGCTGAATCTATTCAAGGTAAAATGGGTTTACTTGATTATACTTATGAAGCTTCTTATGATAATAATGTAGCTAATGCATTAATGTTTGTAAAAGATTGTTTAAATTATGTTAAAGAAACTCGTAAAAATATTTGTCAGGATACATACGTACAGAATCAAGTTGATGGAATAGAACAAGAGTTTTATTCTACTATTTATAAGTTAGAAAATTTACAGTAATGAAAAAATATACTTTATTGTACTACTATTCTGTAGTAGATAATAAATGGTATTGGACTTTGAAGAAAGGCCAAAAAGAGTTAGCTACTTGTGTAGAAGGTTATCTAGATAAGTATGCTTTATTAAGAAGTATTAAAAGAAATAACTTCTTAAATTTTAATACTATTCTAATTAGAGAGTATATACCTTATCCAAACTATGAGAGTAATTGAATCTTGGGATACCATAGCTAATTTCTGGGAAATTAATCCTCAGTTAAAAACACCTATTGTATTTAATAAGTTATATTCAGAAGATAAGTCTAAAAGTAAGGCTCACTCAAGTAAATTGATGTGGGCCATTGCTTATTATGCAGACTTTGATTCTAAGTATAGGGCTTTATCTGATGGAGAAAGACAAAAACTTATTTCTGAAGATATTCTTAAACAACCTGACTTTGATTGGTCTACTTTGTCTGACTATATTAAAGCTTGGGATATGTTTAAGTCTGTACCTATGAAACAAATGATGGAATGGGAAAGACTTATGAATGAAAAGACTGAATATATGAAGACTTTAAAATATAATTCAGAGACAGCCGATGAGATTGAGAAAAGACTTTTGTCTAATACTAAATTGTATTCTGAGTATGAAGATATTATGTCTAGATTAGTCCAAGAAGGTGAAGGTGGTACTATGATTGGAGGTAGTATGGAAAGTTTAACAGAACGAGGAGAAATATAATGTGGGACAATAGGAAGGACTTCACTTTAAAAGAAATACCTAAGCTTCATCCAATGAGCAATGGGTATTTAGACTTTTGGAGAGGAGAAAAGAAGAAGGTAATTGAAGGTCAGTGGATAAATGGGATATGGTGTCCTCCACAATTATATCATTACTTGAACTATGCTACTATTGTCTTAGGAGAAAGAAATTTAAGAAAGAAAGATAGACCTTGGGATTTAGATTATGTATGGGATTTAGCATACTATTGGATTGAAGCTAGAGGTTTATCAGGTTTTGAAAAAGTAGGAGATGTAGATGATATTAGGTCTTTTCTTAGAACTAAACAATCAGAAGATTTAGGTAAACCTTTGTATAATAAGGAAGCTAAAAACTTACTTATTATGGGGCCACGTGGTTGGGGTAAATCTTATTGGGGAGCTAATGTAGCTGCACATGAGTATTTAACTGATGGTCAGAAAGAGTATACTCCTGGAGAAATATCTAAAGAAACTGCAGAGATTATGCTTAGTGCGTATAATGCTCCGTATGTAAATGACTTAATTACTAAGATTCAGGACGTACTAAATAATTATCCTGGAGGTATGGAAGTTAATGGGATTTATTATCCTGCTCCTTTTACTAAGACTTTAGTAGGTACTTGGAATATTGGTAAGAAAGTAGAAAATTATTATAAAAAGAAAGTTGGTGGTAAGTGGCAAATGGCTGGTACTAGAAGTTGCTTTAAACCTAGAGTTTATAGAGACAAACCTCTTGCAGGTGTAGGAGGTCGTAATACTATTAAAATTGGAGAAGAAATTGGAGTTTGGGAAAATCTTATCGAGTCTCATTTTGCTGATGAGAATACTCAAAGACTCAATAATTATAAGTTTGGTTCTACTCTTTACATTGGTACTGGTGGGGATATGGTTGGGGGTGGAACACTTGCTTCGCAGAAAATGTTTTATGATCCTGAAGCATATGACTGCTTGGTGTTTGAAGACATTTATGAGAATAGGGGAAAAATAGCTTTATTTTTTCCATCTACATACACTAAAATAAATTACAAAGATGGCTTTGGTAATACTAATCTTCATCTTGCTAGGCTGGGTGAAGAAGAACAAAGAGAAAAGAAAAAACTTGCTAAAGATGCTAGTGCTTATGACGAGTATGTCGTGTACAATCCTATTGTACCTAGTGAAGTTTTTCTATCTAAAACAAATAACATATTCCCACTTAAAGATTTACAATATACTCTTGCTAATATAGAAGCTAGTAAATTAGCAGATGCTGAATGGATAGGAGATGTAATTGTAAGTCCTGAAGGAGAAACTGAATGGAGGAATAATGCTAAGAATAGACCTATCTATGATTTTCCTCTTAGAGCTGAAGCTAATGTAGAAGGTTCTATGGTACTTTATGAACATCCTATTAAGGATGAAAATGGAGTTATTCCTTGGGGTAGATACATTGGAGGAATTGACCCTTATGACCATGATAAATCTAAAACTGGTTCATTAGGTTCTATTATTGTTTTAGATAATTTAACTAACAGAATTGTAGCAGAATATTCAGGTAGACCTGAGACAGCAAATGACTTTTATGAACAATGTAGACGACTATTATTATACTATAATGCAATGGCTTTGTATGAGAATGAAAAGAAAGGTGTATTCACTTATTTTGAATCTTGTGGAGCGTTGTATTTACTTGCTAAGCAGCCTAAATTAATTAAAGATGTAGTAGCAGGTAGTACTGTAGATAGAGGCTATGGAATACACATGTCTACTGAAATTAAAAGATATGGAGAAGGTTTAATTAATTCATGGCTTAGAAAGTCTTATGAAGGTGATGTTAAAGTTTGTCATAAAATTAGATGCCAACCTTTATTAAAAGAATTAATTTTGTATAATGCTGATGGTAACTTTGACCGTGTAATGGCTTTAATGGTAGCTTTGTATCAGAAAGAAGAGATGCGTAAGTATGAAGTTAAAGTAGAAGAACAAGCTAAGTCTTTCTTAGACCAAGAGTTCTTTCAAACAGGGTTTCAGAAGAAATCAGAATATGCTATAGGTAGAACAGGATTTTATTTATAATCTATTGTTTAATAAAAATCATAAAAATAAATTTGTAGTTTAGGCTAATTAGATTCAAATGGAAGTAGTATATCAAGATAGGGTCATATTACCAAGGCAAAAAGTGCTTCGTTCAGTCAAGGAAACTCTTGAGTGGAAGCACAAATGCGTTGATGCAATTATTGCATCTACTAAAGGTAAAGATTCCCAAAGAAGACGTTCTGTAACAGAGCGTAAAAGAAATTATGACTTATTGAATAATAAGATAGATATTACTCATTTTGAGCATATAACTAACCCTTTTAACTTAGGTAAAAATCAACCTAACAAGTTTCAGTTACCTGCTACTTTACAACCTTATGATATTCTATTTCCTATATTTAATGTATTGTTTGGAGAAGAACATAAAAGGTTCTTTAATCCTATTGTAAGAGTAGTTAATGATACTGCAGTTACAGATAAAGAAGATAAAATAAAACAAGCTATAGTTCAAGGATTATATCAGTATTTAACTCAAGATGCTCAAGCTGCTGCAAAAGAAGCTGAAGCTAGAGGTGAGCAACCTGAAGAAATTCCTACTCCTGAAGATGTAATTAAAGCTTCACAAATGTCTGCTAAAGATATGCGTGAAATTACAGCTGAAAAGTTTTTAACTTATTATAAAAAACATGAAAGACTTAAAGATAGGTTTGCCATGGGTTGGAAAGATTGGTTAATTGCAGGAGAAGAGTTTTATAGAGTAGAATCAGTAGCTGGAGAAGCTAAAGTAATTCGTGTTAATCCTTTACAAGTATTTTTTAAGATTGGTGAGAATAATGATTCTATTGAGGAATGTGACCAAATCTTAGAAGAAAATTATCAGACAGTTAATCAAATCATTGATGAGTTTTATGAAGTTCTTACTCCTGAACAAATTGATGAGCTTGAAAACTATTACCCTAGTGGTATTCCTGGAAACCAGGTAATCAATCCTCTTACTATTAAAGAGGTAGAAACAATTTACCACTTTCAAAACCAAGAAAGTTTTATTGATAGGATTCCTGTATATAGAGTAAGATGGAAATCTTTTAGAAAAGTAGGTACATTTTATTATATTGACCCACAAACTGGAGAAGAACAAAGTTTTACTGTAGATGAGTCTTTTAAATGGGATAAGAAAGATCCTATGCAAAGAGTAGAATGGTATTGGGTATCTGAGTATTGGGAAGGTGTGCGTATTGGTATGGATATGTATATTGAACCAATGATACGTCGTAGACCACAACAGTTTAGGTCTATGGATAATTTATCTAGATGTAAATCTGGATACTTTGGTAGAATGTGTTCTGCTACTAATACACAAAGTACAAGTCTTATGGACCGTTTAGTTCCATGGGTTTATTTATACTTTATTATATGGTATGATACAGAATTAGCACTTGCTACTAACATTGGTAAAATTGCTTTATTAGATGTATCTATGATACCTGATGGTTGGGAAATAGATAAATGGATGTATTATGCTCGTGCAATGCGTGTAGGCTTTGTTAACTCTATGAATGAGGGTAACAAACGTATGGGTATTAATCAAAACATGTCTACTCAGAATAAGGAGTTAAATCTTGAGATGGGTAGTTATATTCAATTTAATATTACTCTTCTTCAAGAAATTGAACGTAAGATTCAAAATACTGCTGGAGTTCCTCCACAAAGATTAGGTGCTATTTCTAATCAAGAGTTAGTAGGTAATGTTGAAAGAAGTATTACTCAATCTTCTTTAGTTACTGAAGATTTATTTAGAATGCATAATTTAACTAAATTAGATGTATGTGAAGCTTTACTTGAAGTAGCTAAAGATGTATATAAAGATGGTAGTAAAACATTACAGTATGTAACAGATGATTTACAAACTGTATTGTTTCAAGTAGATGGAGAAGAATTTAATAATGCAGATTATGGAGTGTTTGTAACTGATGATAATAAGGACATGGAAGTGTTCCAAGCTATGAAAGAACATATGAAGTTTGCTCTTCAAAATGATCAAATGGCATTTCATCAAATTGCAGATATTTATAGTACTGAGTCTGTATCTGAAATTCGTGCTACTCTTAAGACTTACTATGATGAAAAATCTCAGCAAGCTCAGCAGGCTCAACAAGCACAGCAACAACAAGCTCAACAAGAAGTTGCAGCTAAACAACAAATGCATCAAGAAGATATGCAATTACAGCAGTATATTGCAGATTCAAATAACCAAACTAGAATTCAAGTTGCAGAAATAGGAGTATATTCACGTCAACAAGAATTAGATTTAAATATGAATTCTATTCCTGACCCTATGGAAATAGCTGACCATGCTCTTAAGCAACAATCTGAAGCTTCTAAATCTTTTATGGAAAAGATGAAGTTAGAAACTGAAAGAATGAAAGTAGCTAAAGAACAATCTATAGCTAAAGAAGAGTTAGGTATGAAACAAAAAGAACTTCAATCTAAAGAAAAGATTGAAAAGATGAAGGCTGATACAGCTTTAAAAATTGCTAAAACAAATAAAAATAAATACGATAAGAAATGAGTTTATCTACCACCAAAACACGTGACTATCCTAAAGTAGATAGAATGCGTGGAGTAAATTACTTAAAATTTATAGATACTGATACTTACACACTTGCTAATGAAGATAAAGGAAAAGTTCTTTTACTTACAGCTGGTTTAGGTACTACTATTACAGTACCTGCATTAAGTATACCTGTAGGCTCTCAAATAGATTTTATTGCTATGACTTCAAATACAGGTTCTTTAACACCTGATACAGGAGTTACATTAAATAGCAAAGGAGGTTTAACATATTTAGCTGCTCAATTTTCAGGAGCTACTCTTATTATGACTGCTCCTGGTGAATGGACATTAATTGGTGATATAGCATAATATGTTTAAAATAGGTTTTTTTCCACATGGAGCAGGTACTCCTCCTACAATACCAATAAGCCCAAACGCAGGAATTGGATTAAATACACTTCGTATTAGTGGTGGTCTAGCATATATTTATAGTGGATTTACTGTAAAAGTAACAGGAGCTAGTCTTACAAGTATTGTTTTAGAATGGTCTTTAATAAGTGGTATAAATACGCCTTATATTTATTTTTATGTAAATTATCCTGGTATAACTAATACTGGACTTACATCAATACCTGCGTTACCTCCTATAACTACTAATACTCCTACAAATGTAGGGTTTACTCAATTTAGACCAGGAATTAGTAGTCCAATAAGTGTAGCGTTAGATGATTATATTACATTTGTTACATTTCCTTCAGCTGCTTACACTTTTGGAGATGCAAATATTGCAACTGGTGCTATTCTTGATAATCCAGGAGGCACTATATTAGCTACAATCGATATGATAAAAACAGTAGATAATTAATGAATTCTACTCTATCAAATATTCATGCTAATAAATTAGCAAAGTATAACTACAAGTATATTGATAGTAATGGAGATGTATATATAGGTACTAAAGATGGTAGATTAACTAAAATTATTAACCCTGTTGTAAATACAACAATAATTAATACAGGATTAACTAGCGCAGAATCAACTAATACAAATACAAACCAAGAAACAAATCTTTCACCTTTCTTATTAATGGGAGGATAATATGGCAATAACTTATAAAGTATTGGGGCAGTCTGCTCCATTAGCAACTACTGAAACAGATTTATATACTGTACCTATTACTGCATCAGCAGTAGCTAGTTCTATTATTGTATGTAACAGAGGTGCAACTCAAGCTACATTCAGAGTTAGTATTGCTGTAGGTGGAGGAGTAACAAGTAATAAAAATTATATTTATTATGATTTATTAATTGCAGGTAATGATACATTTATTGCAACAATAGGTGTAACTTTAGCAGCAGCTGATAAGGTAAAAATATATGCTTCATCAGCTAATTTTTCATTCTCACTTTATGGATCGGAGGTAGTATAATGTCACAAGGATTTGCAGGATATAACATAATGGATAGTGAGATTTCATTTAAGAACTCTCCTAACTTAGATGCATTTGGCAGGCTTAGGGTTAGCAATCCATTTACTTTATTTGATTCAAGCCATAGGTATGCTGATAATGGATTATGGTCTACATCTACTGCAACAGGAGGGACTACTACATTTAATGCAAATCAAGGTTTAGTAGATTTAGCTGTTACAGCAGCTTCAGGTTCTGAAGTTATAAGAGAAACTATTAAAGTATTTGCATATCAACCTGGTAAAAGTTTGCTTGTGTTAAGCACTTTTGTAATGAGTCCTGCTAAAACAAATCTTAGACAAAGAGTTGG